CCTTGAGGTTGGTCACGACCTTCTTGAAAGGTGCAATCGCACCGGCGACGGTCGTCGGGGTAGGTGAAAGGATGCTCATGGCGTTCTCCGTCGGGTAAAAGTTTAGGGTAGGCCCCTAGCGTGAGGCCTACCTTATTGTCTTCAAATGTGGGTGTCAACCCATATTTGCGCCACGTGCTCCACGGCGACCACGACGGCCCGTCGGTGCTGGCTTGTCCTCTGCCGGTGCATCCTCGGCAGGAGCTTCCGCTTCTGTCTCAGGTGCGTCAGCAGGTGCCTTGTCTTCGGCGGGCTTGGAAGCCCCCCGACGACCGCGTGCTGGCTTGGCGTCTGGCGCGTCGGCCTCTGCCTTGTCAGCAACCGGATCAGGCTCGTCGTCGTAGTGCGACGGGTCTTCCCCAGCCATTGCCATCAGTTCCGCTTCCGACGCCCACTCGGTGATCTTCAACGAAGGTGCCCAGCGCTTCTTGCCAGCGTTCTTCGCCTTGGGTTCGTAGGACGTTGCCGTCACTTCGATGATCGGGATCAGGCCATCCTTCAACTTGTACTGGCGTCCGAAGGACTTGCGCAGAGCGTGGAACGAATTCATCGCCACGCCTTGGTTCAGCTTGAGGCAGAACTGCTCGTCTTCGCCGTCAATGGTGCGACCATTGAAGGATGCCTGCACAGACCAACCGTCGCGGAAGTTTGCGGGGTCGTCCTTGCGTGCCTGCATGATCTCTTCGATGGTCATGTCGATGACGCCTTCCGGGTCCTCGGGCAATTCCATCGGCGGGTTGTCGTAAGACAGAGGGTTCTCGATCAGGCTGTCCGAGAACTGCTCCATGACCTCGCCGTCCCACCAGAATGTCCAAATCCATTCGGCGTTGAACATGTCGATGGCCAGCTTGGTGCCGTGCTCAAGCACGTCATCATCCTGCCCGTAGGTGAAGAGTCCGGTTGCACCGGTGAACTTCACGTACTTGACGCTGCCGGATGCCCCTTCGGAGCCCTGTGCAGCGAACGGATCAGCAACCTCAGTCGAGGGTGCAGTCTGGCGTGCTGTTGCGATTGCAGTTGTCATTTCATTGTTTCCTTGTTTCACTTTTCAGTTGTGTGTCCGTGCAACTTGTTAAGCTGCCAAAAGAGCACGAACTCCCTTTTGGCACATGCCGCGTATGCGGCGATGTTCTATTTCGCTGCCGTTACCGTGAGCTTTTCAAAGCCCGCGCCTTCTGTCATGAAGTCTTCGGGATCAAGGCCAGCCTCGATCAGAAGAGGTTTGCTGATGGTCTTGCGACCTTTCTGTGCCGTGTAGGCGATCTTCCAATCGCTGCCAGCAGCACGGCTTTGTCCGTGAGTGATCAGAGCTTGTCTGATCTGTTCGTTGACTTCTTCAAGCTTCGCTTCGGCTTCCTTTTTGTCGGCCTTGAGCGCGGCGTGATCGGTCACCAGCCGGTCGAGCATTTCGACCATCTGTGTGTCCTGTGCGGCGATGTCTGCTGCCTTCAATGCATCGCGCGCTTTGGGCACGCGGCCAACAGAGACCTTGCCACAGGCTTCGACGAACGGACAGTAGTCACACATGCCGTCGAGCTTGCCTTCGGCGTGCAGGAGCTTCGGGTCGTCGGTGCCAAACACTTTCTCGTTGCGTGCCCGGCCCAGTTGGTATTCGCTCTCATCGTAGGGGATGACGAACACGCGAATGTCGTCAAGCCACGACGCGTTGATGTAGAGCAACACAGCGAAGTTCGGGCGGTAGTCGGTCGTGTCTCGGACCATGCCCATCTGCATTTGGGTCTGCCCACGGTGGACAGGCTTTTCGTGTTGCAGTGTCAGGCGCGGGTCAAACGACTTCATCTCAAGGACAAACTCGTCGGACCCAATGTCTTCAATGCCATAGTAGGCGAGCACGTCGCGCGGTGCGTTGATTACCAGACCGTCGAGCGTTGCGGAGTGGATGCCGTCGATGATGGTGTCTTGCCCGTCGCCCGCCATGATCAGTTCCATGCCGCGCCGCTTCAAGCCCTCTTCGACCGCCGGGACGATGAAGCTGTTCTCGATGATGTTCCCGCGTTCCATCGCGCCCCACGAATCTTCGTAGTGAGGGTCGGGTTCGATGCCGAATTCGTGACCACGCTTGGTGAACCACGTCTTGCGGATGCAGGAGAAACACTCCGAGGCACCCACCGTCAAGCGGCGATCTTGCTTCCACGTCTTCTGATTGCTCGCGATGTGCTCATCGAACATGTCTTCGAACGTGAATTCGCTTGCCGGAATTTTTTCCGGCACGCCGTCTTGCATGAGTTCCTTGAAGTACGAGATCATCTGGTTACGCCTTGAAAATTGTGTTTTCCGCCGGGTCGTCAAACTCGGGAATTGGTAGGCCGTAGTCTTGGCACGCCATCATGTAGCCGATCTGCATCGCGCGCTGGAACTGAATGTCGTTCAAGATGTTCGACATCGTGGTGACCATTTGTTGACCGCTTTTGGTCAGGTCACCGACGAACGGCTCCATGCGCTCCGGTGTGATCGGGGACGGATCAGATGTTGGTTGTGTGCTCATCGCTGAATGCTCCAATTTTGTGTAGCTGGTAGTAGACACGGGCTGTTGCCCGGACGTCAACGAGGGCGTCGTGCGCGCCTTCAATGCTTTCGTTGAAGAAGTGCTTCATCGCCTCTTCGAGCTTGGGCCACTTCCACTGACCGTTGCGCTTTGGCATGGCCTTGACGATGTTCTGTGACCCAAACATGGTACAAATCATCGTTTTACCCTCGAACGGGTCACTGTACGGCTGGTTGGTCTCGTCGCAGTACACCTGCATCGCGCGGCGCATGACCACCTTGTCGAAGTTGATGTTGTGTGCGACGACCACGTCAGCCAGTGCAATCGTGTCCAAAAAGATTTCCATGGCGGAGATCAGGTGAACACCAAAGTCGTCAGCGATCTTGTTGTCAATGCCTGTGACTTCCGCCGCTTTCGCGCCGACTTGCCAAGGACCGAAAGTCTGGCAGGTGTTTGTCTGGATCAGAACGTTTGCTGCGCTCATCTCGCGCAGGTTCGGAGCATCAAGCTTGAAGCCCAACTGTACGGGCATGGGCTGTTTCGGATGCTTGTCATCCATACCAGCGATGACCAGTCCCGTCGTTTCTGTGTCGAAGAAGAATGTGTTTGGCATGTCGGGTATCTTTCGTGTAGATGTGCCTTTTTATAGAAGGTTTTGGCACATGTCAAGAGAAAAGTTCAGTGCGTCTCGGCCCAATTGGTTCCGATCACAGCTTGCGCTTCGACCGGGCACCGGAACTTGAAGTGATCACCAGCGAGCGGTGCCGCAGCTTCCATGATTTCTGCTGCGCGTTCTTCCAGACCGTGGCGTACCGCGACCTGAATTTCGTCGTGCGACCACGAGCAGAAGTAGTAGTCCAGACCAACGCCGTGATCCCAGCCTTCGTCATAGAACATGTCGTCAACCAACAGGCACCACTTCTTCGCAATCAGGGCACCATCGGATTGCAGGCGCAGGTTCAACGCAGAGTGCTTAGACCGGGCGAACAAGCGGCGACCGTCAAGTCCCGCGATGCTTCCGCTGTTCTGGCGCATCTCGACGTGGATTGCCTTCATCGCCTTGTTCAGCGACGGCATAGCGTGCATCAGCTTGGCCTTGAGCGTCTTGCCCAGCGCCATCTGGCGAGGCTCCGCCGACAACGGTTCAACGATTGAGCCCAGCTTGGCGAGGCCACCGCCGTACATTGTCGCGTACAAAAGACGCTTCGCAACGCCGCGTGAGATGCCTGCCAGTTCCGCGTTTCTTGCGTGGATGTCCCCGTTCAGAACAAGGTCAATCAGTTCACCGTGGTCAAACTGATAGGTAAGGTTGGCGAGGCAACGGAATTCGATGCCGCTAAGGTCGCAGCCAACAAGAGAATATCCCTCCGGCACTGTGAAAAGCTCTCGGCAGTCCCAGCCGTGATCACCCTCTCGTCCCCGCACGAGGATTGCCCACTCTTCTTTTTCCTCTTTCCATTTGGAGGATACGAGTGTACCTGCGGCTTCGTGCTTGGCGATGAAGTCAAGACCCTTTTGATATGCCGCGTCACGTGAAATTCCTTTCGCCACATCCGACTTGAATTCTTTCGGGTTGACGCCCGGTACCTGCGAGATGTTCGGAGACGAGTGTGTCGCCCGGCCTGATACGGTGCCGCCAACATTGACGCGACCGTGGATGCGGTTGTCATCTCGGACCAGTTTCAGCCAACCGTTCTTGCCGTCGGAAACCATTCCGATGCGCTTCTTGAAGTAGAAGATTTCCGCCAGCGTTTCCGCCAAAGGAATGTCGTCGATAAGGTTGCGCAGGATTTCGTCGTCAACACGCGCGTTACCCTTTTCGGTAAAGTCCTGCGGCGTCCATCCGTAAAGATGGGTCAGGCGATCAACGATCTGTTGGCGGCTGTTCGGGTTGAATTCGCGCAGTTCGACTTTGACCAGTGGGCAGCCTTCTACCGTGGACGCGCGCAGCGTTGTCAGGCCATCTTCGATGATCTTGGCATTGGCTTTGCTGTAGTTCGCCGTACGTTTCGGCACATCCACGCGACCCCAAGAACGCCGTTCTTTGGTTTCGCCGAAGTCCAGATTGAATTCGTCTTCCTCGACGAGCCACCGCGCCGGGCGGTACCATTCACCGATCTCACCAATTGCCTCTTCGGCGAATTGATCGTATTCCGTTTCCAGTCTTCCTGCCAACTTCTCAGCCTTTGCGACATCGAAGAAGAAGCCGTTGCGCTCTTGCTGAACCATCAAAGCGTGGATGTGGTGCTCCATGACCGTGGCCTCTTCGGACCAGTCCATGGCTTCGATCTTTTCCCAGACGACCATGTTGACTTCAACGTCATTCACACAGTAATCGTGCATCTCTTCGGACCACGTGCCCCAGACGTAGTTGTGCAGTTCTTCGTCGGTCGGTGGCGGCAGGTGCTCTTCCTTGTGAATCGCCTTCAAGGCGTTTTCACGATCTTTCTTATAGTCGCCCTTGTGCTTGCCAAGACGTTGGCCCCAAGCTTCCAGACCTTGCAAGCCAATCAAGCGGCCTTCAAGCTGGCCCTTGGCAGCCAAGCGAAAGTCTTTCTCTTTGATGTCAGCAAAGCACATCCGGGTCATCACGAGGGTATCGATCACCCGACCGGGCGGCTCGAACCAATCGTAGATGAATTGGATTGCTGGAATGTCGAAGTCGAGAATATTGTGACCGACCAGAAGCTCCGCTTCCATCAGAATTTGCACGCCTTCTTCGAGATCATTTTCGCCGTCGTGGTTGACGTAATCGATGATCTCACCGGTATCGATATCCATTATCACCAGACAATGGATACGGTCCATAGCGAAGACCCCGACCGCCCCCTGTTCAGGGAGCAGGCCGTTTGTCTCGATATCGAAAATGACGCGCTTGAAGTCAGACATCAGAAGGAAGTACCACCAGTGCTCGTTCGTTGTTTTCAAAGACCATTGTGAAAAGCGAGTAGGGCGTACCTACCACCTCTTCGATGAAATGCAGTTCACCCTCTGCCGGGCGTCCCCACCATTCGACGAATGAACCGCATTGTTCACCGACGTCTTCGCCGTGAGCCCACGCAATTGCAGCGTCGTGGCTTCGGCAGAAAATGTCAGCTTCGTCGGCGGCTACTGCGACGGCGACGAAAGTAATCGTCACCGCCAGCAAAATTACACGCCAGTTCATGCGTCTTCCAGTTCGGCGATGGGCGTCTTGCCTTCCATCCATGATGGTGCAACGTCCTTGAGGTACATCACCGTGCCGACTTCACGGACGTAGTCCAGCGGAATCTTTGGGTTGTTGATGTGGTCCTGCGAC